CCATCGCTCGGCCGGGAACAGCAATCTCCCGACCGACATCTATCGGTCGTACTCCTCTGACCTCGAGCATTGGTCGCCTCCCGCCCTGGTGCTCGAGCATGTCGGGCGCGGGTGGCAGTACGACCAAGTAGCCGACCCGAGCGTCGTCGGCAATCTCATGTGGTTCGACGGCGACAACAATCCTCAGGGTTATGCAGCGATCGGGATGGCTCGGCTCTAGACGCGTCGCCGCCATCGCCCGCGTTAACCTCCGCGGCGATGGCTGATGACGAGTACCTCTGCTCCATCGGTGTGCTCGACGACCGACTCGGGAACGTGCATGTGTACGCGACCCGAGAGTGGTTGGTCATCGACAAGATTCCGAACCCGCGCAAGCCCGCACGGCGCGAGCGACACAGAGCGATCCCGATGAGCGATGTTCGGTCGGTTGAGATCGACGCGATCAGCGGCGCGCATCATGAGTACGGCTGGAGTCCAGCCACCGGGTTCCTCAACCGAGGGAAGAGCGTCGCCGCAACAACCGGGATCTTGGTCGAACTCGCTGACGGTGAGCGCATCCTCTGGCGGATGAACCGGTCACCGATTGAAGTGCGCTCCAACATCGCCAGGTTTGTAGAGGCGGTCGAAGAGGGGGCCAGAGGCTGACTCGCGAACGCGACAAAGCCCCCCGACCGCGAGGGCCGGGGGGCTGTCGTTTCGATGCCCAGCGGAGCGAAGCTCAGGGGGCAGCGGCAAGGGCTGTTCGTGCGCGCGTCTGCTCTGCTCAGGTGGCGACGTGTTCTCCTGCGCGGATGATCGGCACCTCGGGGTCGATGCCGTCGATTTTCACCCACACCCAATAGGTGCCCTCGGTGAAGGTGATCTCGCCGCCTTGCGGGCCGGTGAGGCAACGGGCGTAGTACCGGTCGGGGCTGCGGGTCGCGTCGGTCTCCCAGCTCGCGGTTTTCCAGTTCGTGTCATCCGGTGCGGGGCTGTCCGCTCCGACCGCCGAGAACAGCATCGTGACCGTGGCGGTGGTCGGGTTGACCGTCAGCCCCTCCTCGGTCGCCGAGACGGCCGCCTTGACGTAGACGGTGGACGTAGCCGGCGCATTGGACATCGGTGGCTCCTACGTTTCGGGTGGGCCGGCGGCCGACGCGATGACGAGCTCCCCGGCTTCCCATCCGGCCGCGGCGCCCCGGGCGCTCCAGGCGGTGCCGGGGCCGTCGGCTTCCCATGCGCTCGCGGTGGTAGTGGCGTGCCAAGCGACGAACGGGGCGCCGACGTCGTAGTCGACGTCGCGGACGATTCCAACCGAATGGGCGGTCGGGTCGTAGGCGGTGCCGGTTGCGAGCGCGATGCCTGCGTGCACCGCGAGCGCAGCGCGGGGTGAGAGCGCGGTCGCGACGGCGGTCGCCAAGGCGGTGATGGCCGCGACGGTGGCCTTCGGACTCGCCGCGGTGCCAGTACCGGACGCGACACCTGCGCCCGCCTTCACGGTGGAGCTCGGACCACCTGCAGCGCCCGCGCCGGTCGCCCCGCCCGACGGAGTCGAGATCGCGACCGACGCGTTGAACGCCTGACCCGTACCGGATGCGAGACCTGCGTTCGCGGACGTGCTCGAGGTCGTCGAGACAGTGGCATCGAACGCCGACCCGGACCCGGAAGCAGCTCCCGCGTTCGCTTTGACGCTTGGTGCGGGTGCGCCCGCGGTGCCCGTACCGGTTGCGACGGCACTCGAGCCGGAGATGCTCGCGGCGGGGGTTCCGGCCGTGCCGGTGCCGGTAGCGACTCCAGCGTTCGGCTTGACGGCAGGGGTTGGCGTGCCGGCCGCACCGGTCCCCGTCGCGACGGCGCTCGCCCCGGAGGCAGTGACCGCGGACGTGAACGCGGTGCCAGTGCCGGAGGCGAGTGCACCGTTCGGCGCGACGCGGGGTGTTGGTGCGCCAGCCGCACCAGTGCCGGTCGCGACACCAGTGCCACCAGTGGCAACGGTGCCGCCCGCGCCGAACGCCTGTCCGGTACCGGATGCGAGACCCGCGTTCGGCTTGACATTCGGAGCAGGTGATTGTGCTGCGCCGCTGCCGGTCGCCTGGCCCGCGTTTGGGGCGACGGTCGGGGTTGCGGTGTTGGCGGTACCGGTCCCGGTGCCGGTCCCCGTCCCACCGGTCGAGGTGGTGCCGCCCGCGCCGAACGCCTGTCCGGTACCGGATGCGAGACCCGCGTTCGGCTTGACGGTCGGCGCTGGGGCGACCGCAGCGCCAGTGCCGGTGGCGTTGCCAGCCTTGGGCGCGATGGCGGTCGAAGCGTTCGCCGCGGCGCCGGTGCCGGTCGCTGCGGCGGCGTTCGCCGAGGTCCCCGTCGAGGGCGGTTGCAGGACGATGGTGCGGGCGTTGTAACGGTCGGCTCCGTTGGAGCCTTGCGTCATCGTCGCGGTGCTCGTCGAGCTCGCGCCGTCGACGTTCTCCAGGTACGACATCGACTGCGCGTAGTCGTTGCCGGTGGTCTGGTCGTAGGACGTGCCGCCGTAGGCGAGCGTACCTTCTGACTGGGACCCGTGGTTGTTGTCGTCGACCGAGGAGAAGAACCGGGCGTAGGTGCGGTTGTCGCCGCTGTACGACGCCGATGGAGCGGTCATCGTCGTGCTGGCAGTGGCAGCGGTCTCGGCGGTCGCTTGGATCGGTGTGGTGGTGTCGACGTTGCGGAAGACGGAGAGAGTGATTCCCCACCCGGCGGTGCCGCTCGAGCTCGTGAACGTCGGGGTGGTGTCGTCGGTGTTCCCGGCGCCCCAAACCTTGTAGTAGACGGCGTCTTCGAGCGCGGTGGTGTTCGTGAGCCGCGTGGTCGAGGGCGCGAGCGCCCAGCCTTCACCGGAGGGTGGGGTGAGCGTCGAGTTGTTGTCGGAGGTGATGTGCGCGAAGACGACGTCGCCGGTCGCGACAGTGGCCGGGACGGTTGGCGTCAGCGTCGTTCCCGTGCCGGTGACTTGCGCGCTCACGTCGATGAAGTACGGGTAGTTGGGCGGAGGAACGTCACCGACAGCGAAGTTGTCGAACGATGCCGAGTCGCCCGCAGCGACGAGCACCATGAACACGCCGCCGCGGGTGCCGGTCGTGATCGACGTGTCCGTAGTGGTGAGCTTGAGCGTGCCGTTGACGTAGGCACGCAACGTCGAGCCGACCACAGAGCAGCGGTACACGTCACCGTTCGTGTGCGAGTAGCCGACGTGCGCGAGGTCGGTGTTCGCGCCTGCGACCTTCTTGTTGAGCACGACGGACGTGCCCGCACCGAACCCGACGAAGTTGTTCGGGTCGAACAGCGGCCCGACGCCGTAGAACGTCTCTGCCCCGCCGGTGTCCATCCGGACGCACGCATACGGTGCGGTGAGACCGCCCGCAGACGCGCCACCAGTGACCGCCGCCTCCGCGTAGGTGTCCGACGTCGTCGCGTCGACCTCGGCACGCACCCAAGCGTCGAGACCGGTCGTCGTGAACGTCAACGCGTTCGACGAGATCGACCAGTCGCCCGAGACCTCGGTCCAGGTGAACGGTGCGCCGGTGCTGATGTTCGTGTTGTTCGACCGGTTGAAGTCGTCGGTGGCGCCGCCAGCCACGGCCGGGGTGATGTCCCGCGAGATCAGCTCATTGTGAAGCCAGACCTCGTGGAGGTCGTACTGACCTACTCGGACTGGCGTGACGTTCCGCCAGCGGGTCCCATCGTCGCGTCCCGCGCGGGTGAGCAGCGCACGAATCAGCTCGCGGGGAGTGTTCGCGTTGCCGTCGTCGGTCGACGAGATCCCGAGCAGTGTCCGGATCGCGGTGCGCGCGGCGACTCCGAGCGTCGAGTCCGGCGCCCCGAGCTGGCGGCCGTTGCCGATCCCCGAGACGTCGATGATCCCGTCGGTACCGACGATGCACCAGCCGTTGAGCCCACTCCCGCCGTTCTGTTGCGTCGGGTCGGCACGCAGGTCGATGCACGACCAGTGGATGTCGCTAAGCTGCTCGACGCCCTGGGGTCGGAACGAATCGAGGAGCGTCCTGCTGCCCCCCCATGGCAGGAGGTAGATGTTCACCGGGTGCGGGTCGTCGTCCGCTTACAGCGTGAGGGCGAAGAGGCCCGACGCGTTGTAGACGACGGTGAAGCTGCCGGCCGTCACGCTGTTCGCTCCCCCGAGGTAGAGGAACCCGATGCCCTGGTCGGCGACGGGCGTCGTGAGCGTGTCGTCGTAGATCAGGCAGCCGTACGCATTGGTGAGCGTCGTGCTCGAGTTCGCTGACGCGGTGTCGGCCGCGTCGTAGGTGAGCACGTTCGAGCTCTTCGTCCAGGTCGCCGAGACGAGCGGACGCCCCGCGGCCGGCCACCCCGAGGCGTCCGACACGCCACCGCTCGCCCAGACACCGGCGCCGTACGCGCTGTTCGCCGCGCTGACCGTCGCGTCGGGCGTGATCGTGTTGTCGAAGAGCGCGTTCTTCGGCGTGTCGGCGTCGAGGTCGAGCGCGGTGGTGTTGCCCAACGCGTCGAGCACGGTCTGGTAGAAGAACTTCGAGTTCGACCAGGCCATGGCTCAGGCCTCCTTCTCGGTGAGCGAGTCGAGGTGCGCCTGCGCTGCTGCGAGGTGCTTCTCGATGGATGGGATCTCGGCGGCGTGCTGCTCGACGCCCGCCTTCGCGGCCTCGAGCTCCGCCTTCGCCTTGTCGACCTTGAGCTCCGCACGCTCGGCCGCTTCGTGCGCCTCGGCGAGCTGCGTGCGGAAGCCCTCGACCGCGCCAGCCGCGCGTCGGCGACTCTCGTCGGGGTCACCATCGACGATCAACGCGGATGCGTCGAACGCCTCGGCCTTGCCCTTGGCCTGGTTGCTCATCGGTACTCCTTCAAGTCGACCGGAACGGTTGGTGCGAACGCGACGACGTCGGTGCGGCCGTCGGCGTAGGTGGTGGTGACGTTCATCACCGGCCGGCCATCGCCATCGGTGCGGACCAAGTCGGTGCCGACGTAGTCCTCGCGCTCGTGCGCTTCGACCTTGCAGTCGGTGCCCTCCGGCACCATCGGAGCGAGCAGTCCCTTGAGTCCTCTGCACGGGTGCAGCACCGGCCGATCCGCGGGCTCGTCGAGCTCGAGCTGCGCGGTGCAGTTCGGGCACTCGAACCGGTGGAGAGAATCGAGCAACGGCACGCTCACTGTTGTGGCTCCGCGTGGTCGATGATGTGGGTGCCAGCAAGGACGCCGTCGATGACGTGCTGGGCTGCGGCGACCGCGTCATCGTGGTTGTTGTAGGTCTCGGACCAGAACAGCGTGTGGTGGTTGCCAGTCGCGACGATCGCCGCGATCCACTGGTTGCGACGCAGTCGTCCGCGCCGGGCGCGCCTGACTTCGAAGTGGATCAAGGGATCACCTCATCCTGGGCAGGGTGGATGGTGGATGCCGTGCAGCGTGTAGCCGTGGTCGACGGCATCGTCGAGACGCGGGAGTGCGCGCACGGCGGCTCGGGCGTCCTCGAGCTGCGCGAGCGTGTCGCCGAAGTGCTGCACTTGCTCAGGGGTCGCTCGTTGGCCGGTGATGACGCTCTGGTAGGTCGCCGTGTAGTACTGGGTGTCGAGATCGAGCTTCAGGTCATCGCGCGCGTTCTTCACCTCGGTGAAGTCCGCGTTGTACGCCGAGCGGCAGTCGGCGCGCTTCGTCGACTCGCGCACGTCCTGCGAGGCGCTGTTGCCCGAGTACGAGAACGCGAGGCCGATGGCGACGACCACGAGGATCACCGCAAGGGCCGCCAACGTCAGGTAGGCGAGCCGGTACGACTTCCGTTCCGGGACGTCGTTCATCGCCGCTCCAGGTCTCGGATGCGGTTCTCGTGATCCGCGAGATCCTTCGTGTGCTCCTTGTCGCTGCCCTCCAGGACCGTCAGACGTCGGTCCCCGTTGCTCATCCCGCGGAAGACCCAGGCCCCGATACCACACGCGATCGCTCCAGCGATCGGCACCAGGGCGATCAAGTACCCGTCTGGGATCTGCGCAGCGAAGGTCCACACCCACGCTCTCCCTAGGCCTTCAGTCGGTCGGCGAGCTTGTCGGCGACCTTCGTCGCGATCGCGTCTTCGTCGACGACGGCCTGCACTGTGCCGCCGGTCGCGTGCGCTGCTGCGGCCGCGACGAGCAGCGCGTGTTGCGCGCCGGCCGTCTGGTACCAGTCCTGCGCGACGCTGGCGTCGACGTTGAGCACGAGGGCGTTGTCGCGTGCACCGCCGACGGACCGCTTCGGGGCGAGTCCCGCGCCCGGGTCCGTCTCAAAGAGCACGCCAGGAGGCCACTCTGCCGAGCCGGGCGCCTTGACGGTGAAGTAGATCATGTCGCTCATGTCCTCCGGGATGCGGGTCGACGTGTCGTCGCCGAGCGCGACAGCGAATGCCTGTCCAGTGACGGCGTCGGTGTGCTGCGATGAGCCGTCATCGGTACGAACCGAGACGTGCGAGATCACGCCTCGGAAGCCGCCGCCGTTCACCCACACTGATGCGGGAGGTACCGCGTCGGGGTCGAGGAACGTGAGCGGGATGCCGTGCGCTTCGTTCGCATACCGCAGCACGTCGCCGAGGCGTGCTACCTGCCACGGGGTGAGCGGATCTTCGTTCGTGCCGGTCAGTTCGATCCCAAACGCCCGGAAGTTCGCCCCGTTGCAGTGATAATGCACGACGTCAGTCGAGGCGAACTGCACCCACTGGCCCTGCTCTTTGCCGATGAGGACCTGACAGAGCTTGCCGGAGCGGATGACGGAGTAGTCGCCGGCCCACTGCCCGTAGGTCCGGTGCAACACGACCGCGATCGGTGTGAGAGGCCCGTAGCCTCCCACGTCGTCGATCGGGCATCCGGGGACGAACCCCATCAGGCGACAGGACCGTGCGGTGCGCTCCCACCCACACCGAAGCTCGCGGTGGCGTTCTGCAGCTTCGTGTCGGCCCCACCGGTAACCGTCACCCGCGATGCTGCAGCGGAGACGATCGCGATGACGAACACGGAGACGGCGCCCTTCCAGGTGTGCGACCCGGTCGCATCGGCCAGGTAGGTACCGAGCGCGAGCAGCGCGGCGGAGAGCACTGCGAGTGCCGACTTCACCGCCCCTGAGGCGTTCGCCTTGGCGAGCAGCGCGACAACGAACGGGATCACGACCCCACCGATGAGCGCAACGAGCTGGGCCGTGTCGAACAGGTTGGCGACCTTCATCCGTCTGAACCTCCAGTGCGGCAGTGCGGGTGCCGATAGGTAGAGAGGTGTGCTTAGAATTCGGGGGTGAACATGAATGGGCCCACCCGGGCAGGAGTCGCAGCCGCAGTAGCAGTCGTCGCGTTCCTCGGCGTCGGCGGCGCGGTGATGGCACTACAAGACGACAGCGGCGACACGAGCTCGCCGACCACAAGCACTCAGGAGGTGCAGCCCGTGGCCAGCATCGACCCCACGTCCGGCAGCGACGCGCCAACGACGACGGAGGCTGCCGCTGAGACGCCAACGACGACCGCTCCTGCGGCTGCTGGGACGACGACTGCCGCGCCGAGCGTTCCTGAGGACCCAACCGTGACGACGATCGTCACTCCCGATGGCGTGCAGTACCCGGACGGGTACGTCGCGCCGGAGTTCCGCACCCCTGAACAGGGCGGCACCCATGCGCCGCCATCTCTCGCGCCGCCAGTCCCGATGCGAGACGACGAACGCACCAACGGCGGCTAGAGCCAGTTTCCTCCGTCGAAGCAGAGCGTTGGGTCCTGTACCCAGCCCTGACAGGGATAGACGTAGACGTTCCCGGCGCCGCTTGCGCGTCGCGCTTGGACTTGCAAGATCAGCGGGCCGGTGCCAGGCCGAAGACCCGGTGTCCAGCGCACATACTTGTAGCTGTTGCCACCTGACGGCAGCGAGACCACCTGGGTTGTCGATGGAACGTTCGAGATGACTTGCAACTCGCCAGTGGTTCCTACGTCAGTCGCCCATGGGATCATCACCTCGACGCCACGGCCGAGGACACTGCCGAATGTCACCTGCCACTGTGACGCAAAGGTTCCGGAGGTGACGCTCTTCACCGCGGCGGGATCTGATGGGACGCCGGCGAGGTGCGGTGCGGCCCAGCCATCGGTCGTCATCTTGACGAGGTCCCAACCGTCGGTCGCCGACTCGACGAGGAGCCCACGTGACCCGTCGGGGAGTTCTCCGAAGCTGAGGAGCGAGTCTCCGAACTGGTTGAGCAGCTCAACGCCACGGCGGGTGCCGTCGGACATCAGGCCGATGAACGCGATGTCGTTGCCGTCGTCATCCTGGATGACGAGACCGCCTTGACGGAGGAACGCCCGGCTGGCCCCCGAGGAGTAGAACGGCGTGTCGGCCATCAGATCAGACCGATGACCGTGAGGTTGCGATTCTGGTACGAGCAGCTGCCGCCGCCGGCGACTCGGTACTGGCTCGTGAAGGTGTTCACGCCCGCGGTGAGCGTGTCGATCAACGCGACCGCGGTCTGACGGTCGGCACCGCCGGCGTTTGGAGCTTCGAACGTGACGGCGAAGTTGTCGGATGCGGCGAGCGTGGTCGCTCCGGAAACCGCGACGCTCATGTAGCCACGCGAGAACTGTGTCGCTGGACTCATGTAGGCGGTGAGGATGACGAGGGCCTTCGTGCCGGTCTCGATCGTCACGCTGGGACCGGCCGTCGCGAGCGCGGTGTAGGTGGATGACGACGTCGACTCGTTCGTGGCGACGTTGGCGGACAGTGGCGTGAAGCTCAGCCAGGCCGAGCTGTTGTACACGCTGAGGACGTCGTCGCCGGTGATCGCCGCGATCATCCCATCGATGGGGCTGGCGATCGCGGAGTTGCGCGCGGATCGCGACGCGAACGGTGTGACCACCTGGTCGCGCACGTTCGCGTTGCCCCAGGATGCGGTGATGGTCGTCCCTGCGACGACGGTCGAGTACGGCACGGTCAGCCCTCCTCGGGCACCCTGAAGATGAAGTCCTCACCTGCAGCGATCGGGTCGAGGTTCAGCTCCGTGACCCGGTACTGCCAGCGGACGCCGGTGACTGCCGAGACCGCCTTGGCCACGGTCACGCCGACCATCTCGCCCTCGAGCGCCGCTTCGAGACGGTCGGGGCACCAGCCGGCGTTCATGCACGCGTCGAGGTCGTGGGGGTTGCCGCCGAGGTGCACCGCCCAGCGCCATCCGGGCGGCACGCTCGGGTGAGCTTCGGTGTTCACCTGATGGAGGAACACAGTGACGACGCCGGTCACCATCCCCACACCGCGCTGTCCCAGAGGCCGGCGTCCCAGGTGCCCATCTCATCGGCGGTCGGGAAGAACTCGGCCGAGCCGGTCGTGATGGTCGTCGTCCATTCGAGCTCGGCGATCTCGTGCTTGATCCCATCGACGAAGCACTCGAACGTTTCGAGCACGCCGGTCTGCGGGTGGTGGTGCTCGACGGTGATGCGATCACCGATCCGCCGGCCGAGGACGTGGGGCCACAGCTCCGGGTAGATCATCGGCCGCAACGTGAAGGACTTCACCCGCTGCTCCGGGTGAGCTCGCTGCGACACCATCCGCGACGCGAGCGCGAGGACCTGGGCATCGGTCTCGCAGAGCAGGTCGTCGCGGGAGAACAACGCGTCGACGTCGTAGAGCGATCGGGAGTCGTTATCGGCGACGTACTGCTCGGTGCCGCCCGCGCGCGCGAGGCGAGCCATGTTGACGAGGAGATCACCGGTGAAGGTGGGGACGTAGTCGTCGTAGTGCAGCACGCCGGGCGTGTCGCTGTCGGTGAACGTCGCCTGGCTCGTGTTCTTGCGGGTCTGCTGGTAGGGGGCACCAGCGAGTTCGAAGATCAGGGTGCCGTCCGGGTCGACCCACAGCTCGCCGCCGTCGGAGTCCGCAGTGAGCAGCATCTCGGTCCATGCGTTCTGAGCGAGCGTGGTGGCCTGCATGGTGGTGTCGGACTCGTCGATCGCGCGGTCGAGCGTCCAGCTGGCGTTGTCGGCGATGCGGTGGATCCGCCGGCCGGCGCTCTCGCCGCCTCCTGCAGCGGGCTGCTCGAAACCGTCGAACTTCGCGAGCTTGGCGATGCCGTCGTAGAGCGGGATCACCATCTTCGGCACGAGAGTCGAGTAGTCGTCCTGGAAGTCTTCGGCGAAGCCGTACAGCAACGGGTACGTGACGCCTGGCGTCGCGCTGTAGGTGGCGTACGCGCGGATCGGTCGCCAGGGTCGGATGCCCGTCACCCCGAGCGCCGCGTAGAGGCCGGCGGTGTTCTGCGGTGAGTAGTCACCCGAGGTGTTGTCGAGCACGATCGAGTCGTTGCCAGACCGGAAGTGGTCGAACGCACGATCGCGGCCGAGCTCGGCGGTGATGGCGAGCACATCGCCGCTGAGGTCGCTCCAGATCAGGTCGGGACCCCAGGTCGCCGTGTCCCACACGCCGGCGTCCCAGACGCCATAGCTGCCCGTCGCTGCAGAGAACGCCGCCTCGACGTACAGGGTGACGCCGCTGTCGCCGAACGGTCGGCCCATCAGGCTGCGCGTCCGTTGCGCTTCTGGGCGCGTTGCACCGCGCTCGCGACGACATCCTCGAGCTGGCGTTCTGTGATGACGGAGCCAGCGACATGCACCGTGATCGGTGTGGTCGTGATGGCCGGTGTGCTCGTGTTCATGCTCGATTGGCCGGTCACGACGCGCTCACCGGCTTGGAGCACCGTGAGGACTTCCTGGCCGGGCCTTCCGGGCACGATGCCGCCGGTGTGCAGCGTCGGGATCGGGTTATCAGGCAGGTCGATCGAGAACGGCCCCCATCCGAGGCTGTTGGGGATGAAGTCGTTGACCTTGTTGGCGACGGTGTTCCACGCGTCCTTGAGCGCCCCGACGATGCCCGCTGCGACGTCGCCGGCGAACCCCGCGAGCGATGTCATCCCCGACTTGATGCCGTTGATGACGGCCTCGCCGAGGCTGGCACCAGCGCCGGCGAACTGCCAGATCAGGCCGAGGATGGCACCAGGCGCCCCCGTGATGAACCCGATGATGGCGTTGACGCCACCGGACACGATGCTCTTGATCGTCTCCCACGTCCCGGTGAAGAGGCCTTCGATGGCGCCCCAGGCGCCGGACAGCACCGCGCCGACGGTCTCCATGGCGGCGCTGATGAAGCCGGTGATGAGCACCCAGGCGCCCTGGATCGCACCTTCGATCACTTGCCAGGCCCCCTCGACGATCGACTGGATGCCGTCCCACGCCTGGGACCAGTCGCCGGTCAGGATGCCGGCGAAGACGTCGAAGATGCCCCGGATGATGTTGAACGCGCCCTCGAGCACGGTGCGGACGGAGTTCCAGGTGCCTTCGAGGACCGAGACGATGTTGTCGCCGAACCGGTCCCAGAGGGCAGTGACGATCTGGAGGAACGGGTCGATGATCTCCCGCGCCTTCGCGACGCCATCGGCCCACTCCTTCTCGACCTTCGGCCACAGCTGCTGCAGCCACGGGATCGCGGTCTCCGCGGTCCAGCGGCCAAGGCCCTCCTGCCAGTTCGCGAACTTGACCTTCAGCTTGTCGAGCCACGTGGCCTGCGCAGCGGCGGAGCCACCGAACTCCTTCTGCACCTCGCCGAGGATGATCTTCTGGGCGCCGAGCTTGTCCCCGACCGACGACAGCCACTTGATCTGGTCGATCTGCTGCTGGTTGAACGTCACACCAGCCCGGGTCAGTCGGGTGATGCCCTTCACCGGGTCGTTCAGAGCCTTGCCGAGCTGCAACGCGGCGGTCTTCCCGTCGGTCTTCATCGCGACGGCGAGGTCCCGCGAGAGGCGCACGGCCTGGTCGTAGATGTTGTTCCCCTTGCCTAGCTCGTTGCGGACCCCAGTGAAGGTGAGCAGCAGATTGCCGGCGGACTGGATCGCCTCGTCGTCGACGCCGATCTTCTCCGACAACTTGGTCGAGAGGTTCTCGAGGTGGCCGGCAGTGACGTTCGCGACGCCGCCGGTCGACTTGATCACGGCGTTCGTCTGCGCGCCGACTTTCACCGACTCCTGGTACTCCGACACGACGCCCGAGATCGCGGGCTGCAGCGCGGAGACGCTCGCGACCGTCGCCCCGCCGAAGATCCCACCGAACAGCGCGCTCCCGAACCCGGACAGTCCACCGAGGCTGCCCTTGAGCTTCGCGACGATGCCGTTTCCGGTCTGGCCGGCCTTGCGCTCCAGGTTGTCGAACGTCGCGTTCGCCGAGCGGTCGTTGCCGACGATGTCGATGGTCAGCGTGCGCTTCGCCATCGCTCACCTCCGCCGCTGGTTGGCGATGTCGTCGAGTGCCTCGAGGTACTGCATGAGCTCCGGGCCGCTGAGCAGTCTGAGCTCCCACGGCCGGACGTGGAAGAAGTGCGACAGGTCGGGCCACCGCTCGAGGAGCAGGGCCCTCAACCTTCCGGGGACTCCCCTCCATCGAGCTCGTCGGCCGTGTCGTCGTCGGGTGTGATCTCGACGATCTCGAGGTCATCCGCGGTGAGGCCGTCGTCGAGGAGGTCCTGCCATTCGCGCCACACGGTGTTGAGCGCCAGCTTCGTCTCGCCACCGGCCCGCCGCGCGAGCCACCAGAGCACCACAACGGAGTCCTCGCCGACGCTGGTCTCGCCGTCCCAGTAGTTCTCGAACGGGATGCCGCCGGTCTGCTTGCGTACCCGGGTGCGTTCTTCGAACGTCAGGTTGTTGGGCGCGAGCTCGTTGCTCTCGCCCTTCACCGTGATCCGCAGGAGGACCTTCGCCCGCCCTGCGACCGCCTGGCGCTTCCCGGCGCCTGGCCGCGGTGCCTTCGCCATCAGTTCCCCCTCTCCGGGAATGCCCGGTGTGCGAGCTCGTCGAGCATGTCGCCGTACTCGTCGACGATGTCGTCGACGTGGTCGGCGAGCGCCGGGTTCAGCGCGTACGGACCTTGGCCGTGCACGGCGGCGTCCCAGCTGTTCCCCACCCACGGCGGATGCTGCGGCGGGGAGTCGTTGTACCGGGCTCGGTCGTACCAGCCGGTGTGACGCTTCGCGCCCCAGAACGTCGGGCCCGCGCCGGTGTTGCCCGTCGCGATGCCCACTCGAGCGGCGCGCTGGTTGGCGTAACCCCGGATCCGGTCGGCGAACTTCGCTTGCGCGCCGCCGTGCGCAGTGGCGCGCGCTCGCGCCCATCCGGCTGCGCGGGTCGAGATCTCCTTGTTGACCTTCCGTAGTTCGCGTGGCCACTCGGGCCCGATCGCCTTGAGCTCGCGCCGGAAGTCCCGGAGGCCACGGATCTCGGTGACGCTGATCAGGTCGGCGCCTGATGTGGCCCCGGTGCGTGACTCCATCAGGGCCGTCTTTCCGGCGGAAAGATCACGCCTGCGAGATGACCGCCGAGATCGCCGTGGAGTCGGCGCCGGAGGCGACGGCCTTGTACGGGATCGACTGCTGCACGATCCCGCGGTCGCCGATGTTCGGCGAGACGCCGTCGAAGCGCACGTTCTGGGTGATCGCGACGGAGTCGGTGCCGTCGCTGATCGTGACGACCAGCGCAGCCTCGGCGCCGTTGAGGAACCGGTTGTACATGGTTCGGTCGATGAACTCGCCGTTGAGCGTGCCGGTGTACTCGCGCAGGTCGGCCTCGAGCGGCTCGTCGATCCAGCGTTGGCCGAGGAAGCGGCGGCCGTCGTCGAGCTTGTTGTCGCCTGCGACGGTTGCTTCCTTCACCTTGTAGGCGGTGCCGCCGATCGTGATCGTCGCGCCGTCGTAGTGCAGCGGCTTGTAGCTCGAGGCGTAGGAGGCTGCTGCGAGCGCGAGGCCGATCGTGAACACCGTCGTGGACGCGGTGCCGGTCGCGTTGGCCGACATGGTCGCCGCGGTCGCCGATTGGACCGAGAGGATCGTCGTGCCGGCGGGGATGTTCGTGCCGGAGATGGGCTTGCCGACGTCGTCGGGTCCGAACGCCGCAGTGGCCGAGGTGATCGTCGGCTGGGTGTTCGTCGTGTTGCCGTCGGCGGAGGTGACGCGGTACCCGATCTCCTTCTGTGCGACGACCGTCACCCCGAGCGTGGCGATCTCGCCTTCCTTGACGGCGATCTCCCACGACGAGAACTTGGTGCCGGCGAGCGTGCGCGGGTGCGTGGCACCACCCACCCCGGGCGTGCCGATCTGGATCGTCGACGACATGCCCGTCAGGTCACCCGGCGTGTAGGTGTAGGGCCCGGTGCCGGACTCGCCGCCGAACATCTGCTTGAACCACTTGCGCAGGCTCTTGTTCGTGAGCTCGAGGCCGAGGTCGCCAGCGACGGTGACGCGTCCCTGCGACCATTGGTCGGACGTCTCGACACGGCGGCCGGAGATGATGCCGGCGGACTCCATGCGCTCGACGTCCTGCTTGACCGAGTCGCTCACCAGACCGTTGAACACCATGCCGGACGTGACGGGCGTGGCGTACACCGACTCTTCGATGATGCCCACCTGGGCGAGCATTCCGCTGCGGAGACCCATCGGCTACTGCTCCTCGATCGGCGCCGCGCCCGGCGCGTCCTCGACGCCCTGGTCGGGCGTCGTGTGCTCGTGCTGGCCGACGGTCGGGCGGCGGCGAACGGGTGCCGGGCGTCGTGTCCGTCGCGCCGCCTTCCGAGCGGCCTTCTTGCGGGCGGTGTCCCAACCCTGATGGACCAGGCCCGCGCCGACCTCGTCGTCGACGTCGATCTCTTCGCCCTTCTCGACGGGCCGCTCGAGCGCGGTGACGAACGAGAAGTCGGCGGGTGCGTAGACCTTCATGCGAGCTCCTTCATCGGAACGCTGTGAGCACGGTGATGACGACCTCGGCGAACCCGACGTACCCAACGCCCTTGATCTGCGCCGCCGTGAACCGCTCGCCGGTGACTCGGGCAGTGACGACGCCGTCGAGCTGGCCGAGCTGCGAGTCGGTCGCGGCGCACAACTCGATCTCGGCAACGATCTCCGAGAGGCGGGTCATGGTGTCGTCGAGGTCGGCGAGACCAACGACGCGGACCTCGAACGGGACCGTGAAGTTGTCGTCGCGCGCCACGATGCCGTCGACGCCCTTGGACACGGGTACTTCGATGTCGCCGTCGAGCTCGTCGATCCACACGGCCTGGTCTTCGAGGGTGTCGCCTGGGAAGCCAGGCTCGATCTGCACGCCCTCGAGGCCGGGACGCTCGCGCAGGAGCTCGACGACCCGTTTCGCGCACAGCCAGCGGATGGTGCGCGATTCGGCCATCAGGCGAAGCTCGGGCGGTAGTCGTCGAGCGAGTTGAGGAGCCGGTCGACCTCGAGGTATCCGGTGGGCCGGCCGGCGTCCCAGTCGGGTGTCGAATATCGGGTGGTGCCGCCGGCGCCGTCGGCCAGGACGAGGACGTCGCGGCCGACGCTGGAACGGTCACTCAGCGCGCAGGCGCGCACGTACTCGCGGCAGGCGCGCAGCAGCGTCGCCGGAGGCTCGTCGAGGCCGTGGATGTACTCGACGACGACCGGCACGTTGAAGGCGACGGTGACCACGATGCCGCCGGCGAGCGCGTCGACTTCGAAGCTGCTGGCGTCGAGCGTGGTGCCGTCGACGGTGACGCTGGTGACGCTCCGGATCGGGAGGTGGTGGAGAGCGACGGCGTCGACGGCCCTCGAGGTGTAGATGGTCTCGGTGGTCGTGGTCGGCTGGTAGGCGACGCCGCGGTATCGCTCGGCGATCTCCTGGAACTCTGCGACGAGGTCGGTGAGGACGTCGTCGGGGAACTTCGCGTCGCTCTGCAGCGCCGTGACCCGTTGCCGCAGCTCGGCTGCGGTCATGTAGGCCATCAGCCCTCTGCCGGGAAGAGCACCGCGACGATCTCCGCCTTGGTGTTGGCGTCGCCGAGGTCGATGCCCTTCGCGTCCGCGTAGGCGACGAGCTCGTCCTTGGTCGACTTCGCCGTGACCTCGTCGGTGTCGGTCGCCTCGTCGGCCTGTGACGCACCAGCTGCTGCAGCGGCGTCGGCGGCGTAGGCATCTGCGAGGGCCTTGACCTGGTCGGCGTCGTACGCCTGGAAGGCGACATCGCTTCCCTCGAGCTGTGCAGCGACGTCGTCCGACACGATGAGCACGTCGCCCGGCTGAACTGCGAGCGACACCTTTGTGACGGCCTTCGCGTTGTTGAACAGTGGGCGCAGGCCCGGGATCGGGATCTTCATGGTGCGCTCCTCTCGACGAGCTCGTACGGCGAGCCCTCGTCCTGGTGGTGGGGGTAGAACGGCCGAAAACCGTCGACCTCGAAGAACTCGCCGGCTTCGTGCAGCTCGGCGAGGAGCAAGCAGTCGAACACCCACCGCAGCGCGCTCGTGCGGTCCGGGAGCTCGGGAATGTCGAACTGGTGCTGCGTCGCGCGTGCTCGCTCGGGGTGATGCGAATCGGGCGTGCGCGCGAAGACGCAGAGCAGGCGGCCCATGGGGCCCGCGATCTTGAACGTCCACCCCGGCTTGTACCGGAGCGTCTCGACGATCGTGGGGAGCACCGAGGGGGGACCGGTGCTCCCCACGTCGTCATTCATCGCCGTCGGCTCAGGAGCCGGACGTGATGTTGTAGCCGATCGCCGTGTCCTTGTTGGACGCGGTGTCGGTGATCGACTGGAAGTCCTCCCGCATGAATCCCACCAGCACGCGCTGGTAGGTCTCGCGGTAGATCGAGTCGTCGACCTCGACGTCGAGCGCCATCCGCTGGCCCATCGCCCACTCCTGCCGGTTCACGCAGAGGGCGTAGGTCTTCGTGGTGGTGATGCCGTCGTACACGCCGGAGGCGTTGAGGTCCTCACGCACCCACTCGGACACGATGAGCGGCACACCGAACAACGTGCCGATCATGCCGTTGAGGATGGTGGCGTTCGGCCCCATCTTGTCGACAGTGAGCACGTTGCTGTCGGAGAGGATGACGCCGTAGGACGACACGCCGATGATGAAGGCGAGATCCGCGGGGTTGATACCCCACTTCTTCATCGACTTCCGCACCGTGGCGAGGTTGGCCACCGTGGTGGTGGTCGTCGCCGTTGCGGCCTGGGCCTGGGCCTTCTTGCGAAGGCCGTCCCATGCGGTGACCGCCGCCGTGGTGCTGGCGCCGATGTCGCTGTCCTGGTGGGTGCCGTCGGTGTCGCCGTCGAGGATCGCCTTCTCCTCACCGTCGACGAACGCCTGCACCAACTTGCGCTTGGCGAAGGGCAGGATCGCGACGGCCGAGTCGGCCTCGAGGGAACGGGAGAACAGCGCACGGGCGCCAAAGATCTCGGCGTCGAACGTCGCGGCGAGGGTGCCGGGGGTCGAAGCCGTCATCTTGGACTCGGTGTCGCTGGTCGGCTCCGCCACGCGGTAGGCGGTCGCGTCCGCGCCCTCGATCGGCCACTTCCACGGGTTCGTGGGGAGGTCGATGCGGGGGAACAGCGCGGCCACCTTGCCCGACGCGCGCACCTTCTCGTGCATGTCGGCACCGATGCCGGTCGGCACCCAGGTGCCACCCTCGCCGCTGGTGTCGACGTCCATCGCACGGCAGATGGCCTCCCAGCGGCCACGCATCGCGGGGTGCGAGCGTGCGGCCTCGAAACCGTCGGCCGAGCTGTGCGCCGACTTATCGACGAGGAGGCCGAAGATCGCCATGTCCGCCACGGTGCGCTGGAATGCTCGGACGGCGGGGCGGTGCTCCGGCAGGAACTCGTCGATGCGGGGCGCGAGCACGGTCTCGCCGCTGTCCGAACGGACCGCGACCTGCTCGACCGCGTTGCGGGCGGTGGCGTGCTGCTGGAACTCGCCAGTGCGCCCGAAGGATCCGGCGGGGACGTCCTCGGACGTGGCCCAGAGGAGCTCGTCGAGCGACCGAGTCGCGGAGGGCTTCTCGCCACCAAGGTTCACCATGGGGACAGGGATCGCTGCGCGGCGGGCGTCCTGGCGCTGGAAGCGGGCAGCATCGCCCTCCGTGGTGCGGGCGGCTTCGATCTCGCCGTCGAGCTCGGTGATGCGCGCCTCGAGCTGGTCGTGCTCGGTGCGCTCGATGTCGGTGAGGGCGCGCTCAGCCTCAGGGCGCGAGCGTGCGGTGTCGAGGATGTCGTCGATTGCGGTCAGCGCGCGGGCGCGCTCGTCTTCGAGGTCCTGCAGGGTGACGGGGCCGTCACCGCCGCGGATGCCGAGAATGAGCCGGACGCGCGAGCGCACGGACAGGGTGTGGTTCTTCACGGTGGTCCCTCCCTGGGGAACGGGTTGCGCGGGTGAGGCTCAGCGCCGGCGGCGCTGTGCCTGGGCGAGCTCGAGGAGCTCGAGGTCGCTGCTCGTCGCGGGCGCCACGTGGGCGGCGGGGACGATGCCTGCGGGGACCCTCAAGCCAGTCGGGGCGACGGAGCGCGCGGACTGGTCGACAGGGACGTACTCGGTCTTCCGCTCGACTTCGACGGGGTCACCTCCGAGAGTGACGTTGCCGTCGGCGTCGACGCTGTACCCGAGCTTGTAGCAGTTGCCGGAGAACTCGTAGACGACCCAGAGGTCGCCGTCGATCGAGTAGTCGGCGATCCAGATCGAGTAGCTGTCGGAGCCGGGCGCGACCTTGTCGATCACGGCCTGGCGCAGGTCGGCGGACATCTCGCTCTCGGTCACGTCGTCGGCGCGCACGCCGAGGATGGCAGCGCCTTCGTTCACCGCGTAGGTGCACGGCCCGTAGTCGCGCAGCCCCAGCTCGAGGCGGCTGACGTGGCGCAGCGCGCCGATCTTGCCGACTTGCTTCGAGCGGATGATCGGTCCGCGGAAGCTCTGCGACCGGATCGCGCCCTGGTCGATGAGCTCGAGCACTTCGTCGGCGAGGTCGGTCTTCGCGTAGTCGGTGACGGTGATGAGCCCCTTGGTGTCGGAGCGCACGTCGACCGGCGTTCCGAGCGGCATGGAGAACCGCTCCGAGGGGGTGTGGTAGATCGTCATTCCGTGGTTGAACAGGCACTGGGCGCGGAAGTGGTCCGCGCTGGTGGTGCGGTTGAACGACGCACGGTCGAGGGATTCCATGTAGTGCCCCTCGGCGTCGTAGACCTCGTACGGCTCGTCGAACGTCGCCGCGTACGCGGTGACGGTCCGGCCGCCTGCCTTCACCGAGATGTCGAGCAGCGGATAGGACCGCATGAACTCGGGACGCTTCATCGGGCACTCTCCTCGAGGAGCTCGGCGAATCGAGCGAGCTGGGTCATGTTCAGCGGGGATGCGATCTCGCCGGTGGTCGGCTCAGGTGGCAGGTTCTCCAGCCGGCGAGCTTCTTCCTTCGCCATCCACGGGACACCGACGGCCTTCGAGTAGGCCTCGTATCGGCTGGCGGTGTCGCCGCGCAGCAGGCCTTCGATCTGCCATTCGATGAAGTTCCCGGCGCGCATCAGGTCGGGGTCGAAGTTGATCCACGCTTCGAAGCGCTGCACCCACGGGACGATGCCATCAGTGACGGACTCGATGGCCTGGTGCTCGATGTTTGTGTACGTCGCGTTCGACAGGTCGTAGAGCTTGTGGGGTACGACACCGAGAATCCGGGCGATCTCGGTCACGTTGAACTGCCGCGTCTCGAGCAGCTGCGTCTGCTGCGGGTCGAGCGACACGGTCTTGTACTCAGCGCCGTTGCCGAGCACCCCGAACTCGGAGGCGTTCGCCATGCCGGAATGGAACCGCTCCCAGCGGGCCTTGAGCGCGTCGGCTTCGGAGGTGGTCAGCTTCTGCGGCAGCGACAGGTAGGCGCGCAGATGTGATCCCTGGCCGAAGTGACGTGCGGCGTACTCGTCGGCGGCCTTCACCAGGCCGAGGGTCTCGGCGTGCGCCTGGATCGGGTTCAGACCGCACACCCCGTCGTACGACAGGCCGGGGATGTGCAGGATCTCTCGGCTCGTGTACCCAACGTCATCGCGACCGTCGACCTGGAACATCTTCACGCCATCGCTGGAGCGGCCGGGAACGACGCGGTCAGGGTGCAGAGGCCGGAGTCCGGTGACGCGGCCGAGCGGATCGCGCAGCTTGAAGGCGTACGCGTTGCCCTTGTGGAGCTCCGACATGAGCCAGTGCTCGATGAGGGCGTACCAGGGCGTGTCGATGTCCGGCTTCTGCATCCACGCCGGGTCGGCGCGCTTCGATCGCACGTCGCCGGTGTCGCGATACGTGTGGACGGGTAGGCCGGAGATGGTCTCGGTCAGGTATCGGGTGCCGCGCCACCAGGCCGAGATCCCGAGAGCGCCGCGCGGGCCGACGTTGACTCCTGCCTTCGTGCGGAAGGAGTTGCCGCGCGTCTGTCCCAGCAGGTAACCGAACTCTTCAAGGGTGACTGGGTCCGCTGCACGGACCGCGGCGCGCTCCGCCCGGTGGTCGAGTACGTCATCCCAGAGGCCCATCAGTCGATGTGCCGGCCGGGCTCACCGCCGCGTTCGACGTAGGCGCGACGCCGCGGCGACACGTCACGACCCGCCCGGAACCCCACGACGGCCGCGCTCCACAGCAGTGCGACCGCGACGAACACCAGTCCGACGACCCAGCCGATCACGAAGAATGGTGCGGTGACGACCGTCGCGGCGATGCGCGCGGGTGAGAGGCTTCGCGCCTCGGCGGTGATCTTCTCCAGCGTCGCGGCGTAGGTCACTCGGTCCCTCCCATGACGATCGCGATGACGTCGTCGGGGCTGTGCTCCCAGCCGGCCGCGATCGCGTCGCCGCGTGCTTCGTAAGCGAGCACCGCGGAGACGGCGCCGTCGATCTTCTCCCGGCCGTTCACGACCGGCTTGCGGATGGCGAGGTAGCCGCCACGCAGCGACGTGGTCTTCCTGGCGTTGAGCACGTGCGTGGTCAGCACCTGCCCCAGCTCAGCTCCGGGCGCGTGGGTGAGCTGGCCGGTGATCGCCGCCGTGTGGAACCGCTCGAGCGCTTCCGACATCTGCTTCGGCCGGTTCGTGTCGAACTCGACCACGACCTTGTCGCCATAGGTCCCGCGCCAGTCGTCGATCTCTGAGCGCCATTCCTTCGGGTCGCAATACATGCGCGCGACCGTGTACCGCTCGAACGCCTCGCGTACCGCAGCGCGCACGAGCGCGCGGGGAGTCTCCCAACCGTCACCCTCCGGGCCCCGAGGCTTCTCCCACGCGCCGAGCGCCACCAGGTGACCGTCGCTCATCCGGCACGCGACGAGCACGGTGGAGTCCTCGTACTGCGCGCCGTCGAAGCCGAGCGCGATGGCGTCACCACGCTCGAGCTCCTCGTCGAGAGCCCGCTCGGTCCAGACGTCCTTCGACATCCACGTGTCCTGGTACGTGTAGACCTGGTTGCAGAAGTACCGGCGCGAGTCGGCCTCCTCGGCTTCCGGGTTGCGGATCTCGTCGGTGAGCATCCGCTCGAGGTCGAGCCACTCGCTGGCCTCGCCATAGGCCTCACGCAGGGAGGCGAGCACCTGCGCGTCGTCGTTCCAGTCCTCGACCGGCAGGCCCTCGCGGTGGTTCCAGTAGAAGCCGGCGGTGCGCTTCGTCTTCCCGTCGAGGATCGACTGCGCGCGCTCATGTGCAGTCTCTGCCACCGAACGCTGACCAGGCCGGTACGACGTCGTCGTGTCGAGCATCCACGGCTCGGCGAGCTTCCGCTTCACCAGGTTGCGCGACACCGTGCGATGCATCGCCCGGTTCTCGGGCAGCACGTACAGGTGGATCTCGTCACCGACGGCGAAGGTCTCCTTGCCGCCATCCTTGGCCGCTGAGCTCGCGGTCGATGGACGGATCTCGCCGCCACCGCCGAGGATCACCCGGGTCGATGTCTGGGCGGTGCGGCCGATGTCGACGCCGGCGAACACGTCATGGTGGTGCTCGGCGGCGTGGTCGAGCATGGCGGTCACGTTGTCGTAGGTGTTGCCGGCCTGGCCCTCTTCGGTGGCGAGGCACCGGATGAACGGCGACTGCACCGGGCGGCCGACGGGGACGTACGCCTTGCCGTCGCGCCGCCAGCCGTCGAATCGGACGGGGCCACGTGCCTCGGCGACGACGAGGGCGCCAGCGAGCTCCGACTTCCGGCGCCCCTTCGACCTCGAGTAGACGCCGCGGGCGACGACCCGACGGCCCCCGCGTTGGTGGCCTCGCGGATAGAGCCGATACAGGTCCAGCACCAGCTGCACTTCTTCGATGTCGAGCAGGAACGGCTCGCCCTGAATGTCGCCCGGGCCGTGCACGCAGTAGGCCTCGACGAAGTCGATGACCTCCCACCCGAGGGTGGGCCAGTCGTCATGGGCCCCGACTCGGTAGAGCGGCATCAGCCGTTCGATGCGAGCTGCTGCTCACGGCGCGCGCGGCGTGCTGCGACCTCGTCGTCCAGCTTGCCCGACGTCGTCGCTGGCGCGGCATCGGCGACGCGCCACCGTCGATCTTGCTTCCCCTTCGCGGTGAGCCCGAGCGTGTCCTGACGCAACCTGATCTCACCGGCGAGCGACGCCGGGCCCTCGGTCACGAGCTCCTCGAGCAGGTAGATCGTCTCGATCGCGAACGCGACGTCGGCCGACGTCCACATCGTCGTCGCCGGATCCTTCCGCCACGCCTCCCATGTCGCCTTGGTGCGCGGCGCCCAGGTCCCGCGCTCGATCTGCGCAAGCGTCGGGAGCAGGGGCTTCTTCGGCGCCGAGATCTCGATCCAGTCGCCTCGAGCGGGCTTGTTCGTGCGCCGGCGATCGGGCGAGTCCTTCGGCGCGGGGCCATTGCCAGCCATGGGGCACCCCCGAGCGGTGAGATCGGACCAACGGGTCTGGGGGTTCGAGTGAACGGCCAGACCCGTACGTGTTGCGAAATGGGTAGGGCGGGTCTACGGAGGGTCGACGACCGCCGTGATCGCGGCCCCCTACCCCCGCCGCTTCGCCCGCTCGTTGCACGACCGGCAGGAGACCACCCGGGGCGACGCCGGGTCTCCGTCGACGACATGGGCAGCGACCCATGGGTCGGCGGCCGTGAGCAGGGCGCCGCATCCGTACCAGCAGTATGCGGGCAGGGTGCGCTCGAGCTCAGCGCGCTGGCGTTGGTGGTCGGCGTCGTAGCCACGAGCGGTGCTGTTGTTCCGTGCGCGCTGATGCTCAGGGCAGCGGCTGCCGCTGGTGAGGCGGGGACAGTCGAGACAACGGCGAAGGCGTGTCATTCCGGTGTCGTCTCCGCCGAGTTGTGCTTCGACGAGGTCGAGTGCCCAGTAGATGCACGCCCAGGCTTCGTAGACGGTCATGCCGTCCCAGTCGACTTCGAGTC